TGGCGCTACGCCATCGGCAGCGACCTTTGCAGTGGCCACGGCGGCCGCACCAGATGTCTCTGCCGCCGTCACAGCGCCAACCTGGGCGATCTGCTGGGCTGCTACCGCCGCCGACGTCTGCCCAAAAACCACCTGCATTGCCTGGTTCACGGCCCACTGAGCCGCCATCTGGCCGAGCGAGTTGATGACGCTGCCGAACAAGCTGCGTGTGATATTCGAGACAGATTCGCCGAAGGTCTGGCCGTCCAGGGCCATGCTCTCGAAAGCACTGCCGACACTTGACTGGATGCTGCCGAACGCTCCGCTGAACAAGGCCTGCGTCTGCCCGGCCACGTTTGCTGCGCTCACCTGGAAGTTGGCCAAAGCCGCATTCCACCCATTGAGCGGGCTGGAGATCGCTGCATCGTACTGGGCGAAGCCCGTTTGCAGTGCAGCCAGGCGCTTGGGCAGGTATTCCTGCTCAAGGTCGATCTGCGCCTGCAGGTCCTGCCGCTGCTTCTCCGTCGTGGCATTGGCCAGTTCGGTGCGCAGTTGCAGAATGCGGTCGTTGGTCTGCTGCTCCAACTGCACGCGCTGCTGCATGCGCTGCGTCTGCTGATCGCCCATGCCGACGCCGGCTGCCGCGATGCTGTACTCACTGCGCTGCCCGGCCAGCTGCCGCTCAAGTTGCGCCCGGTACTGCTCGGCCTGAGTGAGGCCTTGGGCACCCTTGATGGCGGCGGCATAGTTCAGCGAGGCCTGGGCCAGCGCTTTTCCGTACTCTTCCTGGCTGATCTTGCCCTTGCTCAGGGCCAGGTCCAGTTGCTCCTGTTCCTTGGTCAGTGCACGGGCAGCCTGGGCGGCCGGGTCGTACTGGCTGTACAGGCGAGAGAAGGTGTTCTGAGCTTCAGCGACACCTCGATTATCCTCGCGCGGCGTCTTCGGCTTCGCCTTGTCCGCGTACTTGCTTTCGATCGCAACGATCCGCTTAGCGATCTCCTCCTCGCTTCGCCCTGCTTTCAGCCCAAGCTCTCGGGCTTCGGCGATCTCGCTGCGCTTTCTCGACTCTTTGTCGAGGTACTCAAGCTGTGAGCTTGCCCAGCGCGCAGCGGCAGCAATTCTTCCCTGGTTGGCATCCGTTTCGGCCGACTCTGCCTGGGCGGCAGCCGCTGCAGCCTCTCGGCGCTCCGTAAGTGTCTTGATCTGAGTGCGAAGAGCCTGGTTTGTGTTGTCCCCGAAGCTGAACAAGTTGGAAAGCGCGCCTGTGAAACCGCCCTGCTTCCTTGTATCAAGAATCCTTTGCGCTATCTCTATCTGCTTGTTGTCATCGGGGAACAGCTCGGCTTTTATCTTGCTGTAGGCATTGCTGATCGCAGTGCCTACATCATCCCAGTCGCGCTCAAGCTCGGACAAGGAATCTCGGTAACGCTGAAGCCTTTTTTGGGCATTGGCATTAAGACTCTCGCTGAGGGCATCCAGAGCCTCCTGCTTCCTTCCCTGGCTCTCTAGGCCAGCAATAACCTCATATTGCGCAGAGGTTATGAGCCCGTACTGCTCACTGATTTTTTGCGCTGCCTTGGTGGCGCTATCTCCAAGCCCGCCAAATGACTTCGCCACATCCGTGGCGCTCTGCCCAGTGAACTGCGCAATCGAAGCAGATGCCTGCGCAAGATTCCGGAATTGGATCTCGCTGACCCTCCCGCTTGCGCCAAGGGCTATTACTGCGTTTTTGGCTTCGGACAGGTCTCCAGTGATATCGGCAACCGACATGGCAATCACGGCCATGCTTTCTACCGTCTGACCGGAGTCAGCAGAACCAGAAAACAAGGCCTTATTGAACGCTGAGATCTGCTTTTCTACGTCATAGAAGACCAGGCCTAGCGTTGCTGCAGCCGCAGCTGCGACGGTAAATGGGTTGACCAGGCCAAGAATGTATCCGCCCATCGCTCTGGCAGCCGGGGCGATTCCGCCAAACATATCTTTGAGCTGCCCACCCTGTTGAAGGAACACGGTGAGTGGAGCCTGCCCTCCCTGAAGGCTCACTGCGATGTCAGTGAACTGCGCAGGAATTCCCCTGAGGGCAGCGTTGTAGGCTTTCGCCGACATCCCGGCCTTGTTCATGCCGTCCGAGGTTTCGCCCAGCGCGTCCCGCATGGTGTTGATACGCTGCGTGTACTCGACGAATGTGTCGCTCTCAACGATCCCGGCCTTTTTGAACTTGGCCAGTCGCTCCTGCATGTCGTCCAGCCGACCCAGGGCTGCAGTGGTGGGGTTGATCTGACCCAACAGCTGGGTGAGAGCCTTGCGCTGATCCTCCAGGCTGCCTGAGACGTCATCCGCCGATGCCGCTGCAGCATCCCCGGCCCGCGTCATCCCCTCAAGCGACCCTGTAAGGTCATCTGCGTTGCGCTTGGCCCCGCGTGAGTCGATCGTTACCGCGAGGCGGGATTCCTGCGCCATATCTTTCTCCAGGCGTAAAAAAACCCGCTCAAGGCGGGTTGTTGTTTGTCTTTCCGGAGGTCAGCTTCCGAGTAGCTTTGACTTTTCTCGGTTGAATTCAGCCTCGCTGATGTTCCCCTTTTCCTTGAGGGCAGCTAGCCTCTCCAGGTCGCCATAGCGATTGCTGGGTTTCGATTCAGTCGCAGGATGGGTCGGCACTTCAGTTTTGATTGCCGAAGCAGACCAGATAAGGGCTACCAGCCAGCCAACGAAAGTCCATCCAAGGAAAATATTCAACAAGGCAATGGGCGTGCCGTTCGGGTGTTTCCGCTTAGCCGCTACGAAGGTTGGCGCAAAATAAAGAATGAAGGCGGTGACTGCCATCAAGAAAGCGAGAAAATCCGACATGTTCGATCTCCCTGAAAGATGATCAGAATTTAACACATGTCAGCCGCCTGGATGTCACCGCCTCTTTGTCCCGCCCTTGCCTTCGGATTCCGCCCGGACCTTCTCCTGCTGCTCGTCCCAGCTCTTACGGAACTGATCATCCAGCGCGAAGACGGCGGCGTCGAGCTCTTCGCGGCATATCGCCGTGGGGTAACGGTCAAGGTATTCAGTAATGGCTGACGGAGGGATAGGTGCGGGCGCACCAAGCATGCCAACGTACTGCCTGGATCGACTGATGTAGGCGTAGGCCTCCAGGATCTCTGCGGTTACCCCGTCAATCTCTGGCGGCTCCTGAACCTTCACGCCAAGGCGCTCATGCTTCCAGCGCTTCTTCTCGTTCTCGGGCCCGGCCCACTCCCTGCCCCACAGGTATGCCGCGACTACTTTTCCACCGTGGCTGCGGCCTTCTCCTCGACGCGGCGTGCGATGTCGGTGCCGGTGCGCAGGGCGAGGAAGTAGACACTGTTCATCTGCTTGATCAGCTGGATGCACAGCTCGGGAGTGTATGGGGCAGGCTCGCCTGGGCGCTCTTCTACGTCAACGCCCTTCCAGTCCTTGATCAGGTGCTTGGCAGCCAACTCGATGAACAGGTCGTCATCGGTCTCCAGCTCTACGTCAGGGATGTCGGCCAGGCTGAATTCGGAGGTGCCGACGCGAGCCTGCTGGTTGATCAGTGCAAGGTGGCGATTGATCAAGGCTTGGTGCGACTTGTAGATCGGGCTGGCGATGGATCCGACCAGTATTTCGGCGCCCGGAGCGAACTCAACCCAGCGCTGACCATTGAGGTCAAGCTCAGGCTTCTTTGCAATGGTGATGCCCATGGTATTCCTCTGCGGTAAAAGGCCCGACGCACACCGCAGGGCGCGCCGGGCAAAGGGTTAAGCGGTGACGGTGACTGCGCAGGTGTCGGTCTTGGTGCCGTCTGCAGCGCTGGTTGCCGTAATAGTGGCCGTGCCGACGGTCAGGCCTTTGACCAGGCCGGTCTCGCTCACGCTGGCGATCGCCGGGGCGGAACTGGTCCAGGTGACCTGCTGGCTGGCACCGGCCGGGGTGACCACGACCTCGAGGTCGCCCGTAGCGCCAACTGCCAAGCTCAGGGTGGCCGGAGTGACATCCACCGCCGCCACAACGATCGGCGCGGGCAGGCGGGTGATGGTCGGAGCCACGCGGCGGGCGGTGTAGTTCAGTTCCACCTGGATGATGTCGGTCGATCCGCCATCAGGCCAGTCTGCGGTGACTTCCATCTCAGGTATCAGGAACTTGTAGCCGCCGTCGGCGTTGCCGATGGTGAATTCCAAGCTGATGGCGTCGTTACCCTTCTGGGCCTTCCACAGCTCGTAGGCCATCTTCGACCAGCTGATGGTGATCGATCCGGACGGGGTGAAGGTGGTGGCAATGATGTTGCCCGGGTACGGGTTGCCGTTGCCGATACAGCGCTGGGTCTGGACCGCGTTGTCGAACTGCAGGTTGAAGCTGTCGACGCAGGCGTTGTCTTCTCCCACCTGGACGCCGTTGATCTTCAGGCCGCTGATGTCCTTGAAGCTGAATCGGCGCTGGCTGGCTTCAGACTGGGCGTTGACGATGAACGACGTGTTGTCGCCCTTGTCATCCCAGGCGCGCGCGGCCATGGTCGTGGTGACCGTAACCTCGTTGTCGCCCGGGAAGTCGAAGTTCATGGTGGCGACTTGCACGCCGCGGGCAATGGCCGACACACCGATGTCGGTCGCGTACGAGGCGATCGAGAACGTGATGCGGTCGTCGCCCATGGTCAGGACGTTGGCCGCCCAGGCCTTGCCGAAGCAGGAGGCCATGAACTCATCCAGTGCGCCGTAGCGCCACTTCGTCTCGATGTCGCCGCCCACGTCCACGGTAGTCTGGGCAGTGCCCTGCGACATGCGGGTGAAGCCGATCTCGTTGTTCTCTTCCGAGTTGAAGGTCGGCATCAGGCCGTTGCTGATTCGCGTCAGCACGTTCCAGTTGCCTGCCGGCGTTACGCCGGGTGTTGCTTCTTTGATCCAGGCCAGCTGGACCTTAGCGCCCGAACTCATCGGTGCCTCCTTAGATCGTAGTGATCCGGGGAGGCGTGGCGACCAGAGGGGCCTTTCGGCGTGTCTGGTCAGCGTGCCCGGTGGTTCAGGTTGTTCAGATGTTCAGTTCTATCTCGACCGATGCCAAGAACTGGTGGCTTGCCCCAATCAAGGGCTTGTGGTCCAGGTAGTTGAGATTTACGTACTCGACGTCAAGACCGGTCTTTTCGCTGAAAGACTTGATCGCGCCAAGTATCTGCTCGGCCAGCATGCGGCGCTCTTCGCGCACCGACTCAATGGTCATGCTCTCACTCATGGCTGCGCACCCTGATGATGGTTGGAATTGGATCGCCCAGCGCCCACACAACCTGCTCGCCATCGAGCAAGTCAGGCTCTTCGCGCGTGGCGCTACCGAAAGGCCCGCGCTCATCGTCGCGGACTAAGTAGCTGGATCGCTCGACGACCTTCCCGTCAATTCGGACTTGCATCGCCGCCCTCCTTCGCTGAAAGCCAGCGCTCCCAGGCGGCAAGCGCAGCCTTAGCCGCGCGGATCAAGCTGCGGTGCAGCTCCACGGTTGTCTTGGACATGCTTGCCTCTCAGTAGGCGCGATAGGGTATTGAAACGTTGACCTGGTACCAGCCATGGCCGTCATCGCCAATCGTCGCAGCAGATGCCGCGTAGCAGTCGAATGGCCCGGTCGGGTCGCTGTAGAACTCAAAGTGCTGCACCAGCGTGTCGGCGGCCTTGGTGATGGCCAGGGTGCCCTTGTAGCTGGGCACGAACAGCTGAACCATGATGATGCCGGTGCGGCGCACGCACGGGCCGATGCCGGTCTCTGGAGCGCTGGCCGGGCCTGGTACGTCTGCCAGTCGTGCCCATATGGACTTGCCAGCCGGGTTGAAAGGCCCTTGCGGATTGTTCGGGTAATCGACAGCGTCTGCGGGAATGCCCGCCCACTGCGTCATGCGGCCAGTGACGATGGCCCTGATCTGTTCGAAGGTCATGTCCTGTAGGCCTCGGCAACGCCGTTGAACGACACCGCGTAGATGCCGGCCGGGGCCTGCTGGGAATGGCCATCCTCAAGCGGGCCTGCATACGGCAGATTGTTCTGGATGAAGACCTGCGTGTATGGCTCCAGGCCGGTGACTGCCCGCACACCCGCCTGGAGGGTTTCTGCGCCCGTTGGGTCGACGTTGACGGTGCTGGTGTAAACCGGCGCGCCGACGCTGACGATGTTGTTGCCACGGAAACGCCCGGTGTCAACCGGCGAGCGCAGAACGATTTCGTTGAGGAGCGCGATTGCGATGACTCGAACGCGCTGGCTCAGTTGCTCCTCCACCACGCCAGCGAACAGGCTGGGCGGTGTGCTCCAGCCCCTTCTGGACATGGTCACCTCCTCAGTTGGATCTCGTAGTGGGCCTTGGCAGGGTCGATGCCGGGACTGACGATGCGGTATTTCACAGGCTCACCCGTGATTAGGTCGTCGGCGGTGATCTCGTGGCCGACCGCCGGCTTATCGGTGACTTCGTTGGCCAGGCAGATCAGCAGTACGTCACCCACCAGAATGTTGATGTTGTCGATCCGACGGCTGTCGTAGTTATCGAAGACGCCGCGCCCGCTGTAGGTCACAGGCTGGGCAGTGGTGGTCTCGTTCACTGGATCCCATACCCCTGGGCCCATGTAGGAGCCGGCGAATGGGAACACGGCATCGGCAAGGTCATCGTCAAAGGCCGCAGCCAGGTCGATCTGAACGTCATCACGCAAGCCCATGGCTAACCCCGATCAACTGCGAAGGTGAACGGGTTGCAGCGCCAGGGCGAGACCAGGGCCAGGGCGAACTGCACACCCTCTGGCTGCGCCCCCGTGCTGCTCCGGTCGAGCGTGGCATACGTGCGGCTGGTCGACACTGAGCCTGCCTTGACGCTCTTGGCCTCGAGCGAGCCCTCGGTCTGCTGCTGGTACAACTGGCCGGTGGACGCAACCAGGGCCAGCTGAGACCCAGCCTGCTTCACCTCCTCCGGCACGGCATCCATGTTGATGCCGCACAGCCGCAGCGAGGTGAGGTATGCGTTGGCCTGCGCTACCGCCATGGCCTTCTTGTCGTCGGGCGCCCAGGTTGGACCCAGGATGGCGTCGACGTCATCGACGGTAATGTAGGTAGCCATCAGGCCTCCGCTGAGATGAATGGGGCCGAAGCCCCGGTGTTACTTGGGCAGGTCGTCTACCAGCTTCTGCAGCGACTCTTTCGAGGCGTTGGCGCGGTAGGTGACGCCGGCGGCGTCGAGCTTGGCCTTCAGCTCTTCGACTTCCTTCTCGGCAGCCAGCCGGTCTTGCTCTTCCTTCTCAGCCGCGAGGCGATCGCTTTCGGCCGATTCAAGCTCGGATACGCGGGCCTTCAGTTGCTGATTCTCGGCAGCCAGACCTGTGTTTTCGTCCTTGAGCCGCAGGAACTGTGCTTGCAGCTCGCCGCCGCCGTTGAAGTGCTCACCACCTGACTGGGGATCTGCCGGAAGCAGTTCCGAATCGGGCACATCGGCAGACTTGAGCTTCACCTGGCCATCGCTGCCGACTTCAAGGCCATCGAAACGGGTTTTCTTCACATTGTTGTCGCTCATCACGCGCTCTCCAGTGCTTTGATCCGCGCGGCCAGCGCGCTGATGGTGGCTTGAAGGTCGCCAGCAGTGACGCCGTTGGTTGCATCTGCGGCAACCTGCACGGTCGACGCTGCGGGCTTTGCATTCTTCATGGATCGGGGCAGGCCCTTGCCAGTTTTCGGGGTAGCCATGCGTTCATCTCCTGATTGGGGCGGCGAACCGCCCCGGGTGGATTAGGCGGCAGGTACGCCGGTGA